TTAAACAGATGGAAGAATGTGAAGAAGCAGACTTCAAATGCAGGAAATGTATAGCAAAAGAATCCTGCGATGAACTCAGGGACAGATTTACAAATGAATATTGAATGGTTTTGGACAAATGAACTCAGGTGACGCACCTGAGTTCGTTTTTTACTTATATATTATAATCATATGTAAAGGAGGTAATAAAGATGGAAAAAATAGTTATGAGTTCAATGTATGGGCAATTTGGAAAGCCTAACAGAAATATGATGGTATTTGGACACGATGAAGCGTTTATGTGTGCACCTAAACATGAACCATATTTTGCTAGACATTTTGAGGAGTTAATTTCTCCTCAGGCTATATTTAAAACAAGGTTGGAAGATTCCAGCCTATTTGATTGCTCTAAATGTGTGGTTGCCACCAAGAAAAGTAGACCACCATTTACTAATAAACAAAACTTTTGTATGTCCCGTAATTTATTCTGTACTGAAGCTAGAAGAAAGTGCCTAACAGAATATTTCAATGAATATATATTACCAGAAATGATAGCTACAAGTAGGTCTGGTAAAACACCATATTATTTATGGCAATTAATGGAGTTATTAATAGATAATAAACCTATACGACCTATCATGGGTCGTCAAGATTGGACGAGACTGATATATGGTAATAGTATTTTTCAGTCAAATTCTCGTCAAGTAGGTAAGTCATCTTTTTATAAAAACAATATAGGGGGTAGAGATTATGACTATGACAGGTCCAAATGGTAAACTAGAACTCCCTTTAATGGGAAAACCAATTAATATCAATATGGATGTATCAAAGGTATCACCTGAGGTACAAAAGTATATTGAGGTGATGAGAAGGAGTATAATTGAAAATAAGCCTTCATATACGATACCTAAATTATCGGATGGGCAGACTGAAGAGTTTAAAAGGTTAATTGACAATGCTATCCTGTTAAATAATGGTGATAAGACATTGGCGTTCAGTCAGGTATTTAATCTTACAGAAGAACAGTCCAAGGAATTCATGGACAGGATGTATAAAGTAGTTGAATTAATGAGAAATGTATTCGAAAAGGTCAAGCAAACATTTACAACATTTGCTGAGAGTCTTAAGGCTAACAAGAGCTTTCAAGCAATGATGTATGCTTCAAGTGAACGTCTAGAAGGTAAAAAGAAATATTTAAAGAGAGTGCAAAATAAGCAGAGGATATATGAAAAGAGGTATGGTAAAAGAAAATATAGAAGAAAGGGTGGAAGATAATGGCCAGACATGTTGCTATAATCGGTCATGGTGGTGAAGGTTCAATTGCTAAGAAGTTGATTGGGTATAGTCCTGACCTTGTAGTCATAGATGAATCGCCTATGGTAAATACAGACTCTATACCTGAGTTCAAAGATCAGAAAGGTTTCTCATTAGAGACTCCTAAAGGTCCTAACAGAGCTCAAAGGCGAGCATCAATGAAGAAGAATAAAAAAAGAAAATAAAGGGGATATATGGATGGGAAATAAAACCTCAGCATTAGTAAATGATATCAATAGCGAGCTGTATTATCTTGCAACATTCAACAATACTCATACAGTTCGAGGGTTTAAATCATCATGTGAGCATAAACTTAGTAGTATACAAAAAATTGACAAAATGAAAGATGAGGTTATAATAGAATTACTGAAGAGCTTACACCAAGAGCATATGGACTCTGATATAAGCTTTGTTGAATGGCTTAAAGAAAATAAGCCTGTTATATATAACGAAATTAAATACCTATTCGATGATTATGAAGGATTTCATCGAAATAAATAGTTGAGGGGGTTGTATTAATGAAATTTGAAGAAATTAGAAATTTAGTTGATGACCAATTAGAGAGATTTGACACGGATGCTACAGAAGCGGTAATCGGAGAATGTGATTTTGCCACAATAATATTTAACTATTCAACATTCGGATTACAGAATTTCCTATCAGTAATCGTATATCATATCAAAAATGGAGATGAACTTTGCGACCAATATTTCTTCAAGTGGATTGACACAGAAAGAATAATAGGCTTCCATGGAAGCGATATATTAACAGATGATGAATATAACAAGTTGATTGAGATTATAAGGTTGACCAATTATAATATTTAATAAATTGGTAAACTTAATAATAAATAAATTATCGGGAGGTAATGATATGAATTTTGGAAATTTACAGAATAACGCTAAAGACCAAGTAAACGTTAATACTAGAGGTGTTCAATTTATGAACAAGGAAGGATTTGATCCTTCAACTCTACTTGTAGGATATTGGAATGAAATGATTTCCTTAAAGATGCATCCTGCACTTGAAAAGAGTAAACAAACTGAATCAAAAGTATTCGATTATGAAAAGGTTATATCGACTGCTATCACATTAGAGAAAGCAATTACTCTCTGTGATGGAATCGTTAAAAAGATATTCCCTGCTATTGAAAAGGGTGAGCAAGCGTCAGTTGGTGTTCCTGTTGGTAGTGATTCACTTATTGTAGTGAGCACAGGGGTTACCATGACTGGCTCAGTTAGACCTTATATTGCTATACACAAGGCTCTTGATGAAAAGACAAAGAAGCCAGAAGTTAGCATATATTATGAATTCGGTCAATCATATACAGTTGATAATTATGATGAAAAGACTGGATCATTTGAAGTTACTAAAGGAATTAACAGCGAACTATACTTATTCTATGAAATCCTTGATGCTGCTAAGCTTGGAATGAGCAATGCTATAGCTCATTCAATCAGAGTTGTAGATAAATATTACAGGGATAGAATGATGAATGATATTGGTGAAATTGCTGCTAAACTAGGTGTAAGCACAGGTAACACTAAAAATTCTTATCGTGGAAAGAAGGACATCTTCGGTTCTGAAGGAACAAGTTTAACTAATGGTGGCGGTGATGCTGCTAGTGTTGAAAAGTTAAATAATATTTCAGAAATTGATGAGTTCTTAAATTAATGGATAAGGCTATAATATCATCATTATAGCCTTATTTTTTCCAGCCTAAAAACTATAGGGGGTGGTCCTATGATGGATGAGTTTACTAAAAAGCCTGAGATTATATTCATCACATATGATGAAGTAATCAAAAGCCCTTATCCATTTATTCTAAAACAAATATCTACTAGATATAAGCAGTTTTATGAACCATATCTTGATTTATCAAGAATAGAAAAGATGGATGAAAATAATTTGGACAGATTATGTGTTCAAAGGACAGATAAAAACCTATTCAGATATCTATCAAAAATACCATTTGACTTCGATAAGTCAATGAGCGATATACTGAATAAGTTCGATGACATGTATTTTAATTGCCCATTAATGAAGATGGGAACAGCTTTAACATTCTTATTATCTCAGAAATTTACACAGAAAGTGTACATTTACACTGAGAAATATGATAAGAGGGTTCACTTAGATATACAGACAACATATAGGGATATGGATAGAGTTAATTATATTACTGGTAACTTCGATGAGGTTATATGTTCATTGAATGGTGTAACCAGTTATATACTCAACGATATAAACTATCTTGTTCCTCTAATACATCATAAGAAGACAGAGTATACTAATATCCTAGTCGGTAATTTTGGTTATAATTATGCTTTAAATGACCAGAACCAAATGGTACTAAGGATAAATATAGATGAATGGGTGAAAGAATTTATTTTTAAATTTGCAACTTTCATGCCAATTGAGTTCACAGATGAACATTTTACCACACTTTGAAAATAGTGGTAGAATTAAAAAATACTTTTACTGTAACATTACTTTAGGTAGTAGGTCTTTTTAGAAAGGAGATGGAAAAATTATGAAAAGAAATGAAAAAGGAGAGTTAATAATAACTCCGAATGATTATGACGTAGCGAAAAAATTAATGATGTACAGCTTCTCACTTGCTCAGGAGGCAATTCCTCATAAGAAGTTTGAGAAGAAAGAAGATGTTGAAAAATACATCCATGATAGGGCTTTGGAGTTAATCCTCATGTTCTATCCTAAAGAGCTGATAAGAGAATTCAGCGTTAAGTTTGATGATAATTCACCAAATATTGTTATGAATTGTGATTTGTATGAGGGAGCTGTTATGGCTCGGGAAGCTACTAATAGAATTCCTATGGAATTTAGTGTGAACCTAGCTTTAAAACAACCTCAGACACCACAACCACCACAACAATCGAATTCAGAGCCTGAAACACAGGCTTAATATATTATAGGAGGATGGGGAAAATGAGCAATACAATATTTACACCAAATTATGACTGGAATGTCATTGACGAGAAAAACTTCAAGGATAGAGTACACATGGTATTCAATCAAGTTGCTGGAGCACTTGTCAATACATTAGGACCATATGGGTCAACTACAATCATTGAAAAATATGGTGAAATGCATATCACTAAAGACGGATGGCAAGTATTAAAGAAGATCCACTTTGGTGACCCTGTAAACAATAATATCATGCACTTGCTTATTAATATAAGTGCACAGGTAGTTCTTAGAGTTGGTGATGGAAGTACATCTTCCATTATAGCAGCTAATACTATTCTCAATCGTTTAGAGAATAATCCAACATTGAAGAAGATGAGACCTAAAGAATTCTTAAAGGTTTTATCTGCGGCTGTTGAATTGATATCACAAAGAATTCTGGACTTCTCTTCTAAAATCAATAAGGAGAATGACCCAGATTTCAATGAAATATATAAGTTAGCTATGATTTCTACAAATGGTGATGATGATGTTTCAAAAGTTATTCAAACCATTTACAGAGAAACAGTTAACCCAAGTATTGAATTTGTTCAATCAAAGACTAACAAGACCACATATGAAATCATAGAAGGCTATAAATTAGCTAATATGACTTACATTGATGGTATATTTGCTAATGGTGATGACGGTACTTGTTCTATTACAAAACCAATAATCATCATGTTTGACCATAAGATTGACAAAGAAACACACTTTGATAAGATACTTACAAATGCTATACAAGTGGCTTTAGCCCAAGAAAGAAGAATAGTTATAGTCGCTCCAAACTATGATAAGTATTTGCTTAACATGCTCGGTACTGCTATACCTATGGAATATAAAGCTAGAGGTACAAGCACTTCTGTGTATGCTAGAGTATCACTAATCAACAATATGTCACATGAGTTATATAATGATTTCGCTACTATGACTGGCGGAATGATTATCAGAGAAACTCATATTGACCAGCTTGTAGATGGTACATTGAAAGTAGATGAATTCCTCGGTGAAGTTGACAACATCGTCATCGGAGATACATCAACTCTAATCAAAGGATTCTACAAGAGAAATGAGGACATGTACAATGTATGTGTTAACGATGCTACAGCTAAGTACAAGAAAGTTGAAGCTACACATAGAGAGCTTGGAATAGTAAACTCTGAGTTATATGAGCTAAAACAAAGACTGGCTAAGCTTAGAGGTAAAATGGGAGTTATCTATGTAGGTGGAAACTCCTCACTTGAAAAAGTAAGTAACTATGACCTTGTAGAAGATGCTGTTAAAGCATGTGAATCAGCTTACAACTATGGGTACAATATAGGTGGTAACTTGATTCTTCCGATAGCTATAAGGCATATTAAAGAGAATACAGAAAATCTTTCAGACAACACAAAACTTATACTTGACTTATTAAATGATGCTTTCAGGGATGTATTTGTTAAGGTGCTTGGTAACAAGTTCACTGAGGAAAGAGATACAGGCTCTGATAAGTTATATGACATAGTAGATAAGTGTGTTGATTCTTGGAAGTGTTATGATTTAATCACTGATGAATACAGTGATAATGTAATTAATTCGTGCTTCACTGATATTGAAATATTAAAGGCTGCAACATCAATAGTTTCACTGTTGATATCAAGTAACCAATATGTATCAATTATGGTGAGCAACTCTGAAGTACAACAATAAGTTTCTGAGGGGTAGGCTGATGCCTACCCCTGGAAATACAACTAAATATGATTTTGTGGGGTGAGGAGTTTTGTTCATATTACAAACCTTGAAAGAATTCATGGATAACCCTATGGGTAAGGGTAGCATGGCTATACCTAACAGGCAACTAATCAAGGACGATCTTGATAAAAGATATGACAAACTTGTAAAAGAAAAGAAGATTAAACTAAATGTTTTTAGGGACTCAGATGAATACTACTTTCATTTTGAGATGCCTAGTGAAAGTGAAAGAGAGAATACATATGATGTAGTGCTCCATTTTACAATGGGCGACGAGAATTTCAAGTATGATAATTTCTTGGATAGATACTATGTCAAGTTTTTCTCTAACTGTCCAAGTTTTACGTACACATTTGCATATGCATTTAATTTGTACGGACTATTAATAGACTCATTAGGAGATAAGTATGAGTCAGAAGTATTAAATAATGACCCAGTAACTCGAAATCCTGGGGAAATAATAAGCTATGAGAAATCTATATATTTTGCATGTAGATATCTCTCACTAAATAAAACATTCTTAAATAAGATGTATCTTAACGGGATTGCTAAGCCTTTTAATGTGAGAAGTTTTAATAATAGAATTAGAAACTCACATCAGATAAAGCTACAGATTGACAGAGAACGAGTTAGGGTACAGGCTAAGAAAAAGGAAGAAGAAGAAAAACAGAAGAAAGCTTCTTCTAAAATAGTAGATAAAGTTGCAAAAGCTGTAACTGGCAAGAATGAGAAAAACAAGATCTCAGGGGGTAAAACAAGCGTCAATTATGTAAAACCTAAGCCGAAAATTCAAGCACGCAAATCTTCTATTACTAAATCAAAACCAAAATAAATATATATTATATAATCAGATATAAATAATACGTTTAGGGTGGTGTTCGGGAATGCAGGAAGCTAATGGTTTTGTGAGGGTTGATGAATGGGAACCAAGAGATACAGATATAAAAATAGGGTATGATGGAAAGCTTATGTTAATCCCTTTTGACATTATATTCAATAGGGATAGTGCAAAGACATTAAATACATTTGTAATAAAGAAAGAATCCTATGTAAGAAAACTAAGTGAGATAACTCATTATATAAATTACTTCATCAGGTTTTATGACACAAATAATGAGTTACTATTATCTTATCTAAAGCTAAAGTATCTGATAGATGATAAAAAGCGTAAGATAAATACAAACGCTTTTACTATGATGCTTTACACTATCCTGTTTACTAAGACTATGCAGGATAAAATTAGTAGAATGGTTGAGGACAATTGCTATATTGACTTAGCCTCAAAAGATGGAAAGAAGTACACGGAGTCATTAGAGTTTAACAAAGACCATGCAAAGATAATGATGAAAATATCAATGAGCATGAAGATAATGATTCCAGTTCTGTTTCACTATATTAATTCAAATAATCTGAGTAAAGAAACAGATTTATTTAAATATTATGAGCAACTATTCGACATGTATAGTGATGACATAGATATCTATAATAAGCTTTGGTTGTATACCTTAGCTAAGATTAATAAAAATTATTCGCACAATAAACAAATATGGACACAAAGAGAAGTGTTCGGAGCTGACCCACTGATATACCTGGATGTGCTTCTTAAAGAAAAGATAATCTCAGAAGCAATGTTTAAGTATACCTTCAATAAGAATATTATCAGCTTTAACTCAGTTGTGTTGGATAAACAATTACAGTTCTATATGATGGAGCAATATGCTCACACTCCTGTAGAGTTAACAAATGTCAAAGATGCTGATGGACTTAGTGGTCTTGATAAATTAGAGATGAATTCAAATAAGATAGATGAGTCTCTGATTATATTATCCAATATCAATATTAAGAAGACTATTAAGCGTTTAAAGAAGCAGATGGCTATTGATATACCTAAGGAGGAAATCGAGTATTATAAGAAGTATCATCATGTCAATAAGTTTCAAGTTCAGTTAGTATTCTATTTCTATGCGAAATACTTCGGTGGTTATAGAGACTTAAACCTGCTAACTAGAAAACAATATCTGACATTATTGATACTACTAAAAAGGAAATTACAAATTCAAGGTGCAAAATACTTACCTCAGATATTAACAGGTAACATCGAGAGTAAGTTATGCACAAGAACAATTCAAAATAGTAAATTTCTGGCTAAGATTGAGAATTCAACTGTGTACCAGTCATTGGTAAGTGATAAGTTCTCAACACTAAGTGAGTTGAAGAAATCAAATCTGATTATCAACATACTATCAACAATCCTTAATACTAATTTCTCATTTGTCGATTATGACCATGAGGAAAAGTTAGGTGATAAGATAGAGGTTAATGCTGATATAGTATCAGATGAGTTCCTAAACTTCTTAAATCAGTTATAAAATAATGGTGTGACTAACAATCACACCATTAATTATTTTTTGAGAAAATATAACCTCAGTATAAGAGAGGTGAGGAAATATTGGATAAACGAGAGCTTAAGACTAAAATACGAACTGCACTACTAAGAGTGCAATCGGCTAGACAAACTTCAGGAGAACAAATTACATTGAGGTGTCCATTCTGTGGGGATAGTATGAAGGATATAACTCATGCACACTTTAATGTGAAGATTAATTTATATGATGATGAACCTATAATATTCCACTGTTTTAGATGTGATATAGGGGGAATACTTACCCCATCACTACTAAGAACATTTAAGATTAGTGACCTACAAATGAATAGTGGGTTAATATCTTATAATAAAGAAACTATGGGTAAAGTAAATAAGTCATTAGGAATTATCAATAATGACTTCAATTTTAGAGTACCTATGCCATCAGATTCTGAGAAAACCTATAAGAAGAAAGTTTACATTGAAAAAAGAATGGGTAGACCATTTACGATAGAGGAATTAGTCGGTCATAAAGTTGTATTCAATCTTGGGGACTTTCTTAGAGAGAATGGGATAGATACTTTGACTGTAAAAAAGGAACAAGCAAAGCTTCTTCATGAAGATTATGTTGGGTTCCTAACGGCAAAGAATGAATTTATAAACTTCAGAGATATAACGGGGAATAATAAAAGATACTACAAGTATAGTATCTTTAAGACTCTTGACAATACAAGAAAACAATATGTTATGCCTAATCAAATAGACCTGTTGTCTAATAATGAAATAGTTATAAATATAGCTGAAGGTGTATTTGATATATTTGGTATATACTATCATCTTTTCGATCAAGAAAAGAAAAATATGATTTATACCGCAGTATGTGGTTCAGGTTACATATCCGTATTGAAATACTTTATTCAAATGGGTGTAATCGGAAACGTAATAGTTAATATCTTCTCAGACTCAGATAGAACACCTAAGTTTTATAAAGACCTTGAACTTGAAGACCAGATTAAGGATTGGGTAAAAACAATCAATCTGTTTTACAATGAAAAAGGTAAGGACTATGGTGTCACTAAGGATGAGATAAAGTTAATAAAGAAAAAATTATAACCGAAGGTAATAATCCTTCAGTTATAATTTTTTTTGGCGGGTAATTGTCATCTTCTCTAGGATAGGAAACAATGTTTTTGACACAAAAAATACATTTATCTTTATAGGGTAACAAATTGTATTTGTATCTTAAATAAATGTTGAATTGATAAAAAATTACAACTGAAGAATAACTTCAGTTGTAATCTTTCATTGTAATCAATACATTATATTATAGGAGATAAAATTTGTACTTTTATCTTACTTTAATGTTAGCAATAGAATATTATATTTTTCTTTTTTTAACAATTAATTAAAAATAAATAAAGATAGGTGGTGAACTTAAATGGGATTTCTTGTAAACGAGAAGCAGTTTATTAATGATAATATATTCAAATACGAAGAGCGTATGAATTCCCAATATTCTCAGTTTCTGGATAAAGCACCAACATACGTATCATATTATCATATAAGTAATATTGAAAGTATAACGGACACTGGATTGCTTAATGTGGAACAAATATTGGGTCCAAATTCCCCATTGAAGTATAAGCAGATAAATGACTTCCCTATATATGGTGTTGAACAAGTTCTTCTTGACTTGAACGATGAGGAAGAAGGATTGAATACCAGTTTTGAAGGTGAGGCTATAATCCTGCCTAATACTGTCAAACCGTTACCGAACGATTTCTTCACAATAAGTTACATGGATAGCAACTATCTCTTTATGGTAACACAGATTAGTTATGATACCATCAAGAGTAATAACTATTATAAGATAAATTTTACAATTAAGTCCTTGGATGGTGATGGGGTAAGTAAGCTTGCATCACAGACTACTGAAAAGTTTACTTGCATTGTGGAGAATATAGGTACACAGGAGAAGTGTATCATAAGAAATGATGACTTGAGCTTAATACTCAAGCTTAATACTATCTATAAGAATATAGTGAATAGATACAAAATGTTATTCTTCAATAAAAAATATAACAATTTTATATTCGTTACTGAAGATATTAAAATTTATGACAAATATTTATCTCACTTCATGAATACTAACAAAATTCTGAATGAGAAATATGATTATGAAACAGTCTTCCTAACTAATGAAGACCCAACTAACACATTCCTATATGAGTATGAGACTTCATTGTTTAGGAACATAGAAACTCTGAATAAAAGCAAGCTAAAACATGTTGATTATAGTCAAAGACTTATATCCAATCCTCAGTCTTGCTTTAGGTTCTATAGGGACAATGCAGTAAGGAGTGTGTCCTTTTTAAATGGAACAATACCGTATATATCCCATGAATTAATTGATAGGATAAAATCGAAGGAGGTATTACAGACAGATGGTATAGTGAACAAAATCCTAATAGACTATTTCAATAAGTCAACGACATCTATTGCTAGTTTAGATCTCACAGCATTAGAGGACTACGACTACATTGATTATAGTTTCGAGAGCTTTGTTCTAATACCTGTAATTCTGTATATCCTGAGATATTATTACAGTATTTTCATGGCTATTAAATAAATTTTTAAAAACAATAAAGTAAATAAAAATTGTTGAAAGGATGTGACCTTTTATGCTTGAAGGGCTTAAGAAAGACATCGCAAGAGAAAAGAATAGCACATTTGTTTTTGAGGCTATGACTGAAAGTATGTCTGATGATGATATCAAAGATGCTTTTCTGGATGATGAAGAGGTACTTGTATTGGGGGCTGAAAATGACCCTGAGATAGCCGAGTTGGCTGATGCTATTCCTGAATATGATGAAGATAATCAGGATATAGATGCTGAATTGGAGAATCTCCAAGAAAATTTCATTCCAGAATCAAAAATTTAAGGAAGGGAGAATAAGAACATGAATGCTAAATTAATAAAGATCAAATCAAATGGACCAATTTATGCTAAAGGAGGAGTTTACGGACCAATCGAAACTCCTTATGCTGAAGATTTAGGAACAGTCTTCAGAATGTTATCCGCTGGTGTTAAAATTGTTGAAGTTTTAGAAGATGGAACTGAAGTGGTTCTTACAGTATCAAACTTCGATAAGAACAACGCACCTAAGAAAGAAGAGAAGGCTCAAGAGCCTGCAAAGGATCAAACACCTCCTCCTGCTAAACCACCTGCTCAGCAGCAACAGCAACAGCAGCAACAGGTTAAAAATCAGCAGGGGAATCAGAATAATCATGGAAATAACCACAATCAACAGCAGGGAAAAAATAAAGTTGAAACTACTACAAAAGTAGAAGTTCATACTGAAAAGACTGCTGCACCTGAAGTGGATTCAGTTGAAACAAAGTAAAAAAAATAAGTTCAAGCCTCATAAGTGTTAATCACTTATGAGGCTTGTATTTATTTCATACAATAATCATTTGTGGAACTTCTATATATTTAATCTACATGTTTTATTTTTTCCCACATTTTATTTATAGGCGTTCTAACAGTGTCGCCTTTATATTTTAGTTTCATAAATTCTCAAAAACCTTATTTCATCGTAATGATACTTTATTTTTTCTAATCCTTAGTTTAAATTCACATTTAATAGACATCTATATATAACTAATAGATACCTTCATCTAACTTAACTCACTTTATAATCTTCAGTAAGTAATTATCTTTGCTCACTTCTGTGAATTAAACCTTCGTAATATTTATGTTTTTACCCATGTTTGTTTTTCACATTGTTTAATATAACAATAGTGCTCTGAAATAATAATTAATAATCTTTCTACAACGAAACTACGAATAATATAAAACAATTAATACTTAACTATTAACAGTTAAACCTTGTTTAGTAACAACTTTTTGGTGTTTAAAAATTATGTCAATGAACATACGAACGTACGGTATCTAAATAGATTTATTCGTTATCATTGTCATCATCCTCAACTCCAATAGTGTCTCCGTCTAATATGATATCATCTCTATCGTCCATAATACTTACTACATACATTCACGTATATAGTAGTCTGCCGATCATAATAAACACTATTCTTGTTTACGACTGATTTACATTGTAATAGGTTTAATTATAAACATTCCCACATGTTTTTAATAAAAACTTCTATCGAGGCTCTTGCCTTCTATATTTTGCGGTTGAGTATATCTCAACTATTTTTTACCCTTTTTTTCAACAAATTTGCGTTTTACTCCCCACGTGACTACGACGACCGCCACGCTTCCAGACACGACGTGCAAATATAGAATAGTACATTGCAACATAGAACCTATAATCTACATTACGGAACATAGATTATATTGAACGACCGATTAATACTTCGTATAAACTTTATGTGGGTGGAAACTACAATATACTACAAGAATATACGTAGCCTACCCTCCTTTCTTTCTAAAATTTGTAGTATTTACCGCTAGTAATGAAAGAAAACATATTCGTTTATACATCACCCCCTACACATTTTTTAAACTCCCACAGTCGGTCAAATCTGTGGAATCATGTACAAGGGGATCGCTCACCATCATAAAATGCCATAAAAATCACCCTCCCTTCAATATATTAGTAATATATAAATTAACTAACTACATTAAACAGGGTGGACGTTAACCAGGACATTCCATTTTTATCGCCTCCTTTGGCTCATTATTAATTGAGGTCGTATGTTCCAACTCCTCAACATTCCTTGATATACCCAATTGGGTTCCAACATCTCGCTCATTACAGTACCAATCAGGTATATCATAATAATAATATATAATTTAATGGTTTAAAAATACGGAAAAATAAAATATGGTTATATGGAATCAATCCATATAACCATATCTTTTAACTTGCTTCAAACTTTGTTAGCATATATAAGGTATGAATACCCTCATTTGTTGTTTTTCTCATGTTTTGACCATATATATTAAGTATGTGAGATTTCGCTCTCATTATCTTCTCAGCCTCTTGGTTTGCTTGTTGAGAGAATACTGATTTAACAGTAACTTGGTCACCATCATAGTCTCCACCCAATCCAGTTAGGTACAGGTTTGACATAGTTACAGTGTCAGCGAATGAAACTGATATTTGCTCTTTAGTTGCTTTCAAGTCTACCTTAGGGTAGTTCTTATAAACCCTTCCCCCTACATACATTGGAACTGTATCATGTGTACTGAGTACAGTTATTTTGTTAGGGAATGTTCCGAAATAATCGAGCAGAGGATAACGTGTAACGTATACCATTTTATCAGATGTCACTTCTACTGCCGCCTGATATAATATATCACACCATGTTGCAGCTCTTTGAACTAATGGAGATTCCGTTTCAGGTGCTCCAGGTCTATATTCTTTACCAATAAAGCTTAGATTTATTTTACCCTCATATTCAGGATCTTCAACAGGAAGCTTGATTTTCTCAAATCTATCAGAATAACTGTAGATGAATCTATCAACTTGCTTCTTGATATAATCCTCATTAAAGTATAGTCCTGGGTCTTTAAGTTTAACGTACTTAATTTCCCCTTCTTTTGTTCTAATAGGGTATTTATTACCCGTTTTTTCTAACTCACGCTGGAAAAATCTCTTAACCCATGAAATAATGAATGGGGTAAACAATGAGCAGCATTGAGCTAATGGAATTCCACAATGGTAGAAGTCAATATCCATTTCTTCAGGTCTATTAGATTTGAATACTGGTGCTGATATAACAGAACGAGCACCATAGTCAACAGATTTACCCAATAGGGATTTTCTTATAAGACCTTGTTTCTTTTCAATTTTACCTTTCAACTCATCATATATTTCCACTAATGTCTCTTGGATTTTTGCTCTTGTTGTATTAAGAACGAAATCAAAGTTGTTATCGTTCCTTAGAATCGAAGCTAATCTTATCAACTTCGAGTATTTATCATTTATAACATGGTGAGATAATATTCCTTTAGATGCGTTTTGTAAATTAACGTCTCTATAGAATGCAGGTATTACAATCCATTGTTGACAAAAGATTGTATCCTTATCAAATGCGTCGAGAACGTCTATTCTTTCACTACGAATCATACTGTTATTCCTCATAAAATTTAGCTTATCCCAATTCTTATATAGGAATTCAAGACCAGTATCACCGTTTTCTTCATCTTCGATTAATTGTCCCTCTTTGTTAATTACAAATTTTTTCGAGCCATACACTATACTTTCAAAATTACGATTCATTCTCTTTAAAAGCTTGTATACAAATGGTGTTATAAAATGACCGTTTAAGCCCATATAAGCGTATGTTTCTCGTCTCTCGTTTACAGACACTCCAAAGATATCCGTTGATAAAAGACCATTAGAGGTAGGAATGTTACCCTTCTCGAAAATTATTGACTCAGTAACTTCCTTAAGCTTATTTTCCTCTATAAACTTTTTAACAGGAATTAAATCTATCTTCATAAATGTCCTCCTCTCTACAGATTTTTTTATTCTCTATAGAGATGTTCAGTTTATTGCTTTCCTTTTCAATTTTGACAGAAAAGTATTTGGAATAGTAGACACTATTTTTATTTTTTGTATATTTATCCATAACCTTTCTAAAACTGTCTCTATCCTTATTGTCATCAAATTTTATTATGACAATTAACTGCTTTGTATTCTCAGTGCATTCAATTTTCTGCACGTCGCCCAAGCATATATCTTCAATAATCAAATAGAAATATTTAAATTTTTCATAATGTAAATTCAGTATATCCTCAAATAAATCACAATCAGCTAACTCATTTTCGGTTAGCTGATTGAAAACTGAAATCATATCATTCAACCTCAAAACCCCCTTTTCTACATTTTTTAGCAACAGGATTGGGGTTCCACTACTTCTTTAAAATCGAGTGTCTAGCTTGATCTCGCTTATGCTTATCAGCTTCTAGCTTCCTTTCCCGTTCTAGCTCTTCTCTCTCTTTATTGAGCCTCTCGACTCTTGCATCCCTCAATAAGAGGGCTTCCTTATAGCTGAGATTGTGTTTTAGCTCATCTAAAGGAATCTGCCCCTTAAAGAGTTCTAGCATCTCATCATAGAACGAGTATAGCTGTTTTACTCGATTGTTGTAGTCATCGCCTGTTGATACTTGTAAAAAAGTATGGATTCGATATCCATAGGTAATGAAACCGTATGTTTTTTACAGTGTGGGCAAGTTACATTCATAAGACCGAACTCAAAGCTCAGGTCATTTAATAATAAGTCACCCTGTTTAGTAATTACAAGAATATCTGTGTCCTTTAATGTGTAGATAACCTTAGCAATATCAAGTGCATCGGAAATTTCTACATAAGTTCCTGGTTCATCTGGATCTGGTACATAAATCGTCTTAACAACGGATGAAAGTACAGATGCCTGATTATATTTAGGGTCTTTATTTTCAGAAAGACCTTTAATTGATCTGTATATAAAGTCATATGCTGATTGCACATAGCATTCCGCTAAGTAGCCACTCATTGGAAGTTTAACAGTCTTAACGACATTTACAGCAGAATTTGAGTGTTTCTGTTTTGCTAAATCGTCTGAATGAGAAGCATCAATTATTGACACAATCAGATCCTGAAGCTTTTCAGACATCTTTTCAGCTCTGATAAGTGATTTTACTGTATATTCATGGTCGAACTGTTTCTTACAGTCCTTGTTTTCACACTTTAATGGAATCTTGTCAACATCAGGATATGTTGCACAAAGAATACCATATATGAATACATTATAGTCGACAGCAGCAGTATGTTGAAGGAAAGTATTGAAATCCATTGTTCCTATACTTGTTGTATCAACCTTGCTGTGTACAAGTGACCATTTAGTTTCTGTATCAAGTAATACATTCTGAGTATCTGTCATCAATCCCATTAACTCATATGTTGAGCAGCCTCTCATGATAGCTGTGTATCCTGAAGCAGGAAGCACTATAGGAGTTGTATGAATTGATGGCTGTCTCTTAAGAATCTTATCAAGACTACCCTTCTTAGCTTTCTTTGTCTTGAAAGTTTTAACTTCTATAGTTTCAACTTCTTCGAGTTTTATTTTCTTTACTCTCTCAAGTTTTTCTCTCTCTTCATCTGTGAAGTTGATGATAGTACCCATTCCTGTTTTGTCGATGATAACTACTGCTTCATCGTACTTCTTTTGGAATTCTTCTGGGTCATCTCCTTCTTCATCTTCTTCGTCTTCATCTGAATTATTTTGTTGCTGTGCCTTCTTTTCTTCAGCAACTTCCTTAGCTTTTTCTATTTCCTTATCCATTTCATTTAGATAAGCATCCACTCCACTTAAAGCATCAGGTGTTAGACCGACAGTTGCCTTTGGAGCTTGTTGTGGTGCAGGGATATCATTCTTGTTTATTACTACCCCTGGTCCCTCATAGTCCGCTGCACTAGACGCAATATTATTACCATCATTAGGTAAAACTGGTCCTGTTACAGTAGTATCATTTTGATGTTGGGTATTAGCATCAGCCGCTGTTACAGCAGCATCACTGTTGCCAGTTATATTAGCTTTTTCCCACCAATTTCCTCCAACAGTTGGAGTTGTCTCTTCATCTGATTGATTGTTTGAATTTTGTCCAGTGAGCTCTTTAGCTCCAGCTTGTAAATCTTTCAAGCTCATGTTTTCGTCTCTGTTGATTTCCATAATAATACCTCCTAAATTTTATTGATAATTTCATTCTCAAACTCTACATTGAAGATCATATCTCCCGATTGATCTTTGCTGAATCCATAAATGATTGATTCATTTTTTCCTTCATCGAGTATAGGTATATTTATTATTAATACACCTTGTCCCTTGTAGTTAGCGACGAATACTTTTACCTCTCCCAACACCAGATATGGGATTAATTCAGAACACTGATTGTAGATCTTCTCCTTCAATTCTTCAGGATTTATGTCATTCTCCAATCGGTACATGTATTCCTTTATATTAACCCCTATGTGAGGTAAGCTGGGCATATTCCCTGGTCGCATCATTAATAGGTTTAATAGAACTTTGGCTACAGATTGTTTACCAGACAATACCTTTTGTTGTTGGAAATTATCTAAGCCAAAATCGAGTTCTCTTTTAAACTCTTCCATTACATCACCCCTTTGCATAAGCAAAAATATTATATTTATGTAGCTGGTATATAATAATATTTGAAATAAAGCTTTCATGATACAAAAAAAATAAGGATGAATAATCATCCCTAATTTTTAGCTGGTTCGGGTATCAATGTATTATTGTATACATCTTTATTATCCAGCTCAGGTATCTTTGTTGTGTAATACTCTGTAAGTTGCGACCTGGTTAAATTGATATATCTACTCATTTCGATATTATCAGTGATTGACACAACATTGTTGCATATAACACATACCTACAATGGTAACATTGATATACTGAAAACCATCAGAAGGGCTGTTGAAGCAGCCATTCCCATCATGCTTGAAGTTGTTGTAAATGTTTTCATTCTGGAACTTAGAAATTCTATGTCTTCGAATGTATCGGCATCCATTATGATTTTCTCAACCCTGGATTCTATGTCATTTATACCCGATATAACTGGACCTAAAGCTATATACGCAAATAATATTAAAAATATATATTTTAAACCAGTTGCCAATAATATACCAACCTCTATTGTATATGCTATTACCAGTAAGGTTTTAATAGTATTATAGTGTGGTAATATAAATTGTTGAAATCTAAGTCGTCTGGTTCTATTTTTGGTCATTATATAATTCCATGATAAGTGTACTAAGTCTGCTGATAAATGATATACCTGAAATAATATTAGACCTGCAAACACACTATCAAATATTTGTTTTGACCAAGACATGCCTACAAAGGCTACCATAAAGGCTTGTAGACAACTAAATGTCATTCTTGTTATAAAGTATTTCTTCTTATTCATGATTTAATTCCTCCCACAGAATTATTAATATTCGGGTTATCTATATATACACCCTACATTTATAATATATAAATACTAATTGTAAATAAACGATACAATTAAATAAGATAAGATAAAAGATAGGAGGCGTTAATATGCATAAGTGTCTTATATGTGGTGAAAAGTTTACTGAGTTAGAAGATTTGTATTCTCATATAGAAGAAGAACATCCTGACCTCATACCTAAAGATTTCACCGCAGCACAATACCATTATTTCCTTAAGACAGGAAAGGACCACGGTTCTTGTATTATAAACAAGAAGCCAACTAAATGGAATCCAGTTACTAATAAATATAACAGATTCTGTGAAGATCCCAAATGCAAGCAGATATATAGAGATGAATTTAAAAAGAGGATGATAGGTAAGCATGGAAAGATTCACTTGTTAAGTGACCCTGAACAACAGAAAAAGATGTTGGCTAATAGGTCTATATCAGGTGAATATAGTTGGTCAACAGACCCTCGATTAAAGTTTACCTATACTGGCTCATATGAGTTAGATTTTATCAGGATCCTTGATTTATTCTTTGATTGGGACCCTGAAGACTTAATGATGCCTTCACCTCATACTTACTATTATCAATATGAAGGTGAAAAGAAATTCTATATACCTGATGCATTTATACCCTCCCTTAACCTTGAGATTGAGATAAAAGATGGTGGAGATAATCCTAATAATCATCATAAGATTCAAGATGTTGATAAGGTTAAGGAGAAGCTTAAAGATGGTGTACTAATGAGTCAAAAATCATTTAGTTACATCAAGCTGACTAACAAAAACTATGAGCCATTATTTGACTTTCTAATGAGGGCTAAGCAAGTTTATGCTGAGAAGGGAGATATTGATAATATGGCTCCCATATTTATCGTAAATGAATCAGTTGTTGAAGTCGAAGTATTTGACGAAGCTGTTATGGAAGGAGTGATGTATAAGATTGCTAATAAGCTTATAAATCATTCGCTAAATCGCCCAGGAAATGTATTACTCGGTTCAATTTCAACTGTTAATTATTTAAGGAAGGTTGCTAGAACGGCTAAGACTAAAAAAGAAATAGAAAAGGCTCTCGAAATAGTCGATAGGCATTTAGGTTTAATGAAAAGAAATAAGAATTACAAACTTAACCATGGAAATGTAATTCCTGTAGTTGATAAGAAACTCAAAGAACCTATGTTAGATAAGACTATTGAGGATATTGAGGACATAAAACATGATCTTGAACAGAGAAAGAAAACTGTTACTGAGATGATGGAAGTTGTTGAAGAAAATGCTTTTATCACAAAGAACATCGGTGCTATTATCAATTTAAGAGTAAAGATGCTTGAGTCTGCAAGTTCATTTAATAGTCTTAAAGCTGACCTGATGTCCTTAGTCGATAAGGCTAAGACAACGGATGACATTAAATACTTAAAAAAAGAACTTTCATCGGCAAAGAAGTATGTAAATGAGCTAGCTAAGAAAGAAACAAGGTATAAAGATGCTGCCAATAGTTTCGTTAAATGGTTAGATGAAGACTTTGCAGCAGCTTTAGATAAAAAAATGAAGACTCTATCTAAGGTTGAAAAATCTTCTGTTAAAGAAGGGTTGGAATCTAAGACCTTACAGAATGACAATGGTATTTATCTA